TTGAGTGTGAGTGGAAACAAATAACTGAATATTGGAGAAAAAAATGATCGAAACAGTAGTAGTATTAATGTTTTTTGTCAATGATAAATTAATGGAAAACAGGATACAAGATTCACTATCTGAATGTTTAAAACATAAAAGATTATTAACTCGTAATATGAGTATGACTAATAAAAGCGTTCAGTGTATAGAGACAGAAGCTGAGATAGAGATTAATATAGATGGAAGTAAAACCATCAAGAAATTGATAATGAAAAAATAATGGAAACTCTAGGTTTAGCAATAATTATAGTTTTTTTATTATATTATTGGGGTTTAAATTCTAAATAAATAGACTATATTACTTTTCAACAAGGAGCACTTATGTTTAATATGTTTGATTATTTTGATTACAAGAAACAAAAAGAGATTTGGACTAATATTTACGATAAATCAGTAAAATATTGGAATGACTTTGTAGAAGATTTCCAAAGCCAGTTCAAAAAGAAATAGCGATCAACTCCCTTGATTGTTGACTAATCACTGGAATAATTTACTTTATTCCAGTGATTTTTTGTTTTATAACTATCCAAAGGAATATATGGTGTGAACCAGGAGGTTATATGAAACTATGAAAAAGAAATCAAAGTCTGAAAAAAAAATCTCTAAAGTAATGAGAGAATATAAAAAAGGTAAACTACACTCTGGTTCTAAAAAAGGACCTAAAGTTACTTCTAGAAAACAAGCAATAGCTATTGCTCTTTCAGAAGCAAAAAAATCAAAAAAGAAAAAACGTGCTAAATAGGAAAGGATTTAAAAATACTATGACTAAACCTAAAAAAAGAGGATTGTACGCAAATATTAATGCTAGAAAACGTAAAGGTATTTCTAGACCAAAATCTAAATCAACAATTAGTAAAGAAGCTTATGCTAATATGAAAGCAGGGTTTCCTAAAAAAAAGAAAAAGAAAAAATGAGTTTAATTAAAAATATTATTTGTAAAATTTTTAAGATTAAGCAATGTAAGTGCAAAAAACTTAAAAGTATTATGACAGAAGAAGAATGGGTTAAAAAAATATTAAAGAAATAATATGGCATTAGAAGTCGAACTTGAAAAAAAGAAACTAGAATACACGAATGATAAAGGTGAAAAAGTACGTGTTGATATAGATCAAGAAGAAACTGAAAAAGATGAAGATGTATTTGAATCAAATCATTATTCTAACTTAGCAGAAGAACTTGATGAATTTCAAGTTAAAGGAATTGGAAAAGATTTAATTAAAGCTTACGAAGATGATAAATCATCTCGTAAAGATTGGGAAGATCAATACGCCAAAGGATTAAAAATGTTAGGCGTAGTTGTAGAAGATAGAAATGATCCTTTTCCAGGAGCTTCAGGAGTACATCATCCATTAATGTCAGAAGCTGCAACTCAATTTCAAGCTAGAGCAATTGCAGAAATGTTTCCAGCAGGCGGACCTGTAAAAACTCAAATCATTGGTAAGACTACAGATAAAAAAATTGAACAAGCTCAGCGTGTTCAAGACTTTATGAATTTCCAAGTTACAAATCAAATATCAGATTACTTTAATGAATTAGATCAAATGTTATTTTATTTAGCATTAGCTGGATCATCTTTTAAAAAATTATATTTCGATAATACCTTAGATAGAATTTGTAGTAAGTTTGTACCAGCAGAAGATTTTGTAATCTCATATCAAAATACAGATTTAGAAACAGCAGAAAGATACACTCAAGTAATGAAACTTTCTCAAAACGAAATTAAAAAACATCAAATTAGTGGTTTCTATAAAGATGTACCACTAATGAAAAATCAAAATGATAATAGAGATTCAGATACAGTAGAACAAACAATTCAAAGATTAGAAGGTATGACAGCTAGTGCTTCTGATAAAATACACACTGTATTAGAAGTACATACAAATTTAGATTTAGGAGAAGATGATTCAGGATTAGCTTTACCTTATATTGTAACTATTGATTATGAATCACAACAAGTTTTAGCAATTAGAAGAAATTGGAAAGAAGACGATCAATTAAAAAGAAAAAGAACTTATTTTATTCATTATAAATATTTACCAGGTCTTGGATTCTATGGCTTTGGATTAATTCAAATGATTGGCGGTTTACAGCACGCTAGCACAGGTGCTTTAAGAGCTTTATTAGATTCAGCAGCATTTGCAAATCTTAATGGTGGCTTTAGAGCTAAAGGTGCAAGAATAGAAGGCGGTGATATTACAGTTTCCCCTGGAGAGTGGGTAGAAGTAGAAGCTTATGGTGATGATTTAAGAAAGAGTTTCATTCCTCTTCCATTTAAGGAACCTTCTCCTACTCTCTTACAATTATTAGGAGTATTAACAGAATCAGGAAGACGTTTTGCTTCAATAGCTGATGCTATGATAGGTGATTCTGCTGGATCAGGTCCTGTTGGAACTACTATTGCTTTAATAGAACAAGGCTCTAAAGTATTTAGTGCTATTCATAAAAGATTACATCAAGCACAAGGTAGAGAATTTAAATTACTTTATGAATTAAATGGAGAATATTTAGATGATGAATATCCATATGATGTTATAGGTGAAAGAAAAGTTATTAGAAAAAAAGATTTTGATTTTGCTATTAATGTAGTGCCAGTAAGTGATCCTAATATATTTTCACAAGCACAACGTATTGCTTTAGCACAAACTGGACTTCAATTAGCACAACAAGCACCTTCTATTATTGATACTAAAGAAGCTTATAGAAGATTTTTACAAGCATTAAATATTCCTGATTATAATGATCTAATGATTGAAGATGAAGATATTCCTAGACGTGATCCTGTATCTGAAAACATGGCATTATTAAATGGTAAACCAATTAGAGTTTATGAAGAACAAGATCATGCAGCTCATCTGATGGTTCATCAACAATTTATTAATGATCCACGATTTGCTGGTAGCCCTGAAGCTAAACAAGTATTATATCCTCAGATGTTAGCTCATATGGGACAACACATGGCATTTTTATATCAACAACAAATGCAAGCTCAAGTACAAGAAGGTATGGCAACATCCTCTGGAGAATTTAATAAAGAATTTAATAATGAAAAACCTAAAGAACTTTCTATTGAACAAGAAAATAGAATTGCTGCAACAGCAGCACAAGCTGCTCAACAGTTAATGGGTAGTATGCCACCATCACCAGAACAACAACAAATGGAAATGGAAAAACAAGAGAAGCAAGCACAACTACAATTAAAAGCTGAAGAACTAAATATTAGAAAAGCTAGATTTGCAGAAGGTGTTAAAAATAGCGAAAGACAAAATGCCAGAAAAGATGCAGAGGTTAAAGCTAAGATAGTAGAAACAGCATCAAGGGTTGCTAGAAAAGAAAAATGAAAGCTGAAATAATAAGACAAGCAAAAAAATATTTAGAAAATAAAAATTTATCAATAAAAATAATTAAACCTAGAAAGTTTGCAAAAGTAAGTCAAGAATTAAATTTAGATTTTGATGAATTACTAAAAACTATAAAACAGAAAGTTGAAGATGGAGAAGCTGTTACAAGCGATCAAGAATAAAATAAAAAATTATAAAACTGATTTAGCAACTAATTTACTTTCTAAGGGAGTAAATGATATTCAAGAATTTAAACGTGTCTACGGTTATGGACAAGGTTTAGATAAATCACTAGAGATCATAAATGAAACAATCGAAAAATATCAGAAAGGAGATATAGAAGACGATGATTAATAACGATGCTTGGTCCACTGATAGTAGTGTACCAACACCAGATAAAATACCACAACCAGTAGGTTATAGAATTTTAATAAGACCACGAGGTTCTATTGAAAAAACAAAAGGCGGAATTTATTTAACTGATAACAGTAAAGACACACAATCTTATATGAATTCTGTTGGACAAGTAATAGCAATGGGATCAGAATGTTATTCTGACAGAAAACAACCTTGGTGTAAAGTAGGAGATTGGGTTGTATTTGGAAGATATGCAGGTGCAAGAATATCTGTACAAAAAGTCAAAATGGTGTTATTAAATGATGATGAGATACTTGCTACACTGGAAAACCCAGAAGTAATATCTCAAAGTATATAGTACACG